TTATTTTATTTTCAACATATTTTCTATTACAGAAGTAGCGTTTCTATTCATTTCTTCTGTAACATGAGCGTAAATATCCATAGTAGTTCCTATAAGGGAATGACCTAGTCTATTTTGAAGCGTTTTAAAATCAACACCACCCTCTAATAATAAAGTAGCATTAGTATGCCTTAAATCATGCCAACGAATTCTTTTTTCTATACCACAATATTTTAATTTTCTTTTTAATCTTTGTAAGAATGTTGATGGTAAAATATATTTACCATTTTCATTAGTAAAAACTAAATTAAAGTCTATATTATCAAATTTGTTTTTAATATATAATTCACCATATTTTAGTTTATTTTCTTTTTGTTTTATTGATTGTTCTTTTAGTAGGGTGATAAGTCTATCACTTATTGGAAGAGTTCTATATGAGCCTTCTGTTTTTAGTTTTGAAATTTTATAATTATTTTCAACACGTATTAAAGCTTTATCTACTATAATTAATTTTTTTTCAAAATCTATACTTTCCCATGTAAGACCACACATTTCTCCACGTCTTAATCCAGTTTCTAAAGTTATTTCTAATCCTAAGAGAAAAATAAAATCTTCATATATATTTTTATTTAGTGTAGTATATAATTTCTTAAATTCATCTAAACTTAATATATTTGCATTAAATTTTTCTCGTTTAGGTGTATCGACATATTTACAAGGATTATCATTGAGTAGTTGTAATTTTATAGCTCTATTTAGAGCAGTTTTTAATACTCCAAAATACATTTGTATAGATGTTTTAGATAAATTATTATCTCTTAGAGTTTTTAAAAATTTTTCTATATGAATTACTTTTAAATCTTTTAACTTAATCATACCTAAATTAGGTTTTATATATTTATTACAAACATTTCTATATTTATCTAATGTATTATCACTTTTTTCATCCTTTATATAATCTTCAAGCCACATATCTAAATAGCCACTTAAGTATTCTTCAGATGGAGTTGAAATATTATTATTAATCATATAAATTTCTTCATTTAATTTTTCTAATGCTGCTTTCTTAGTTAGCCCCCCTTTACGTTCAATTTGTTTTTTTTCACCATTAACATAGGTATAATATCTGTAATACCAAGTATTACCCTTTTTTCTTACACTTCCTTGCATTTATATCACTTCCTTTTAATTAATCATCATCTTTTGAGAATAAATCATTTAAGTATTTAAATTCTTTCTCTAATTCTTCTAAATCTGAATATGAAATAATTTTATTTCTATCAGCAGGTATACTATGAATTACATTATATTTTCTATGAATTTCATAGTATTTTTGTTCTACTTCATAATTTTCAAATTTCATATTTAAGCCTCCTTTGCGAACATATGTTCTTTTTTATTTATAAATTAACCAGTTGCGCTAAAGGTTCATAAGGAACATTTACGTAACTGGCAATTTGACTTAATGACATTCCTTCCATATCTATATGGTTAAAATTTAAATCGCTTAATAATAATGCAAAGTAGTTTGCTTGTTTATCTATTTTATTAATGTTCAAAAAGTTTGAATTTGGAATATTTGAGTGGAGTATAGCATGCCCCAATTCATGCCTTAAAATAAATTCTTCTTCATATCCATACAAATCATCTCTAATAAATATAATTTCTGAATCACAATAATTTCTATAGTACATAGATTTCTTTTTGCATAAAATAAAACAATCTGGATCAACTTTCTCAATTGTTATATTTAAATGTCTGCATAGAGTATATGGACTTGTAGTTCTATATGTATCTATTATTCCATTAACTATATCTTTAATCCATTCCATGCATAGATCACCCCTTATTTATTTTTTAAACTATACTTTAAACTTAGCAATTCAGCTTGATTTAACATTTCATTTGCTAAATTTAATATATCTTCATCACTCATTTTAGTTGGATTTATTCCTCCATAAGCAAAGATTTGGTGTTTCATAACATAATCCCTTGCTTCATTAGGATTAACAAACTGTTTTGGAACTATAGGAAAATCTTTTTCTATTGAAGAAGTTTTCTTTAATTCTCCAGGTTTATTATCAAAAAATGTATTTATTGAAACGTTCAAAGCTATTGCTAGAGCTTCTAATGTTTCAATGCTTGGATTTCTTCTCATATTTTCAATATCAGAAATAAAAGATACAGAAATACCACTTTTTTTAGATAAATCTTTTAGCGTTAATTTATTTTCCTTTCTTAATTTTTTTAATGTAGTAGATACATTCATAAAAAAACACCTCTTCTTTGATTAATTTATGTTAATTATAATTTATTACGCTTATAGTGTAAAACATCACTAAGAGCGTAAAAGTTAGAAATATGGAGAAATACGGTGAATTGGAGAGATTAACTCCTCTAATCTTAATATTTAGGCTAATAGCGTAAAATGTGGAAGTTGAATTTACGCTAACTGAGTAATATAATTTACTCATAAAGCGTAAGGGGGTTAGGAAATGAACGCAGAAGATAAATTTAGACAAGCTATGATAAGAGAGCGAATTAACCATGAAATGACACAAACTTGTTTAGCTAAAAAAATAAAAAAAAGTCCGAGTTTTCTATGTGATATAGAGGCTTCTAGAAAAAATCCTAGTATATCTACAATGGTAGATATAGCTAAAATTTTAAATATTTCGTTAGATAATATTTTTTTAAAGTGAAATTACGCTATATGAGTAAAAGGGGGTGATTGTATGGAACTTTTAACAGTTAAAGAAGTATCTAAAAAATTAAAGGTTAATGTTAATTATGTATATCAATTAATGAATAAAGGACATTTAACTTACTTAATATTAGGAAGTAAAAAGATAGCTGATTTTGAATTAGACAGGTTTATAAAAGAAGCCCAAGGAAAAGATTTTAGTAATTTAGATAATATTAGGAACTTAAAGGAGGATTAATAAATGGAACAAATTTTAAGAAAAGGAACTGATTTAGTGAGAAACCAATTGATAAATATTATAACAAGTGAGGATGGAAAACAATTAGTAAGTGCTAGAGATTTATATATAGGATTAGGTCTTAACAAATCTCAATGGTCAAGATGGTATCCAGTTAATATTAAAAAGAATGATTTTTTTAAAGAAAATATTGATTGGATAGGGGTTCGACATAATGTCGAAGGTAATGAAACAATGGACTTTGCTATTTCATTAGAATTTGCAAAACATATAGCTATGATGGCAAGAACAGATAAATCACATCAATATAGAAATTATTTTATTGAATGTGAAAAGAGAGCCAATGATCCATATAAAAATATGAGCCCAGAATTAAAATCAATTTTAATGTTAGATGCAAAAACGATAGAAATTGATAATAGGGTAACTAAATTAGAAAATACAATGACAATAGATTATAGCCAACAAGAAGAATTACATTCTTTAGCTAGAAAAATTGTAGTACAGGCACTAGGAGGGAAAGATACACCTGCATATAAAGAGTTAAATAAAAAAGCGTTTTGTCAAATATGGAAAGATTACAAAAGAATACTTCAAGTTAATAGTTATAAGAATACTGCAGTAAAAGATTTAGTTTTTGCTAAAAAAGTGTTAAATGATTGGAAAGTACCAAGAGAATTAGAATTAATGATTAAAGGTGCAAACTCTCAACTTAGATTTGAAGGTGATGTTAATTCAATATAAAGGACAAGTAACATTATCAATTAATAAGTATAAGATATAAAAATATTCTTGGTAAATGGAGTGGTAGGGTAATGGATGTAATTTTAAAATTCGTAATTCCTGCATTAATTGGAGGACTAATAGGAAATAGTCTATTTAATAAAGATAACAAGGAGAAAAGAGAAAATGAAACAACCTAAAAGATTAACTAGAAAACAAAAGCAATTTTTATCAATTAAGGGGTATGATCTTAAGAAGTGGGCATTTGTAGGAGTAACAGAAGAAACATTATGTTTTATAAATAAAGAAACTAAAAAGATACAAGAGTTTAAAAAGGAGGATTAATATGTTTAAAAATTTTATAAAAAACTTATTTAAGTCTAAGAAAACTAGATATAGAGAACATTTTAAAGAAGTTTTAAAAATGTAGTGGAGGTTTTTATATGGAAGTAAATTATTATATAACTCCAGAAGAATACGAGTTAGCAGAAAAGAATGGTATTTGTAAAGCAACGTTAGAGAGCAGAATAAAACAATTAGGGTGGAGTAAAAAGAAAGCAATAACGAAAAAGGTAACACCTAGAAAAAATTATGGTGAGTGGTTACAGATAAGTCAAGAGAATGGGATTGGATATAATACATTTCTTAGCAGAGTAAATATATTTAAATGGGATATTGAGAAAGCAGCAACAACTCCAATATTAACAAATGAAGAAGCGGGAAAAAGAACAAGGAAATATTCAAAAGAAATTTTAGAACTCGCAAGAAAAAATGGGGTTGGATATAACACATTTATCGCAAGAGTGAATACATTTAAGTGGGATGTTATGAAAGCAGCAACGACACCGATAAGACAATCAAAAACAAGAAATTGAAAAGGAGCATTAAATGTATGAGAGATACTTTAGATATTGCAATAGACATTTCAAATATAACACAAGATAAAGCTAATATAACAGGCAAAGATTACAAAGAATTAATTGAAGAAAAGAAAAAGTGCCTTGGCGTCGACCAAAACAACCAAAGCACAGAGAAAAATCATCAATAAAAGTATAACACAAATAGGAGGTTATGAATATGGATCCAGCTTTAAAAGTAATAATAAATGCTTTCAATGCATTTATTAATGAGATTAATAAAGCAAATTATAAAATTTATGATGAAGAAAATCAAGATTTTTATATAGATAGAATTGAATATAACAATGAAGATAACAAAATTTATTTTATACCTAAAGGGGAGAGATAGCATGGCAGAAGAAAAGAAATTAAATATATTTCAAAAGATACAAAAAGCAAGAGTAGAACTTCAAAAGAGGGATATAAAGAAAACAGGATTTAATAAGTTTTCAAATTATAAATATTTTGAACTTGGAGACTTCCTACCACATATAAATGAAATTTGTTTAAATGTAGGGTTGTATACGGAATTTATATATACTTCGGAACAAGCAACTTTATATGTAATAGACAGTGATAATCCAGAAGAAAAAAGACATTGGAATACACCTGTTAAAATACCACAATTAAAAGGTTGTAGTGAAATACAAGCTATTGGTGGTTCACAAACCTTTGCTAGAAGATATTTATACAATATGGCTTTTGAAATAGCGGAAACTGATGTTATAGATTCTGGTGCAGTAGATGAAGATGCAGAAGAAGCTAAAAGAAAAATAAATAAAGCTAGTGTAATGACCATAAATAAATTATTAGATGAAACTGGGACAGATAAAAAGAAGTTCTTATCATGGGCTGGAGTAAGTAAAGTAGATGATATAACAAATGAAGCATTAGCTAATTGTTTAAAGATGTTAGAGAAAAAGAAAAATGATATAGAAATAAAAAAACAACAGGAAGAGCATCAAAAAGAATTAGAACAACATGAAGAAAACTTTGATTTTTAGGAGGAATTGAGTAATGAGAGAGATAGAAATAAATAAACAGTTACCAGTAATAACAATGAATTATGAAGAAGTTAAGGTATCACTACAAGAAACTATGAAAAAGTATGAGGGAATAGTTGTAACAGAAGAAGGGTTGAAAGACTGTAAAGCAACGCAAAAAGATTTAGCTGGACTTAGAAATAAAATAGATACTTATAGAAAAGGTGTAAAAAAAGAAATGGAAGCACCAATTAAAGAGTTTGAGAGTAAATGTAAAGAACTTATTAGTCTTATAAGTGATGTAGAAAAACCAATAAAAGAAGGTATCAAAATCTATGATGATAAACGTAGAGAAGAAAAGAAACAAAAAGCATTAGAAATAATTAATGCAGCTATAAAGAATTTTGAATTAGAAAAAGAATTTGCAGATAAATTAGATTTAAAAGATAGTTACTTAAAATTAACTGGAAGTATAAAGAGCATTAAAGAAGATGTTGAAATGAGAGCAATGATGTTAAAAAGAGAGCAGGAAGATAAAAAAACAAGAATTAAAATGCTTGAAGTTTCAGTTAAGAATGAAATTGATAGAGTGAATGAAAAGATTAAAACAAAGTTAGATTATGAAAATTTTAAAGTTTATGTATTAAAAGATTATCCATTAGAAAAAATTCTAGCTGAAATAAATAAACAAGCTGACATTATATTAAAAGCAGAAAATAATACTAAGCAAGAAATTAAAGAAGAAAAAGAACCAGTTAAAATGCCTTTAGATATATCTAATAAGGTAGTTGAAGAAACTAAGAAAGAAGTAAAGGAAGATAAATTCTATGTAGATATATATGTAGAACATAATCTTAATATGATCCAAGCTTTAAGTAAATTCTTACAAGAAAATGGATACGTATATAAGGTTCATAGAAAAGGAAAAGTGAAAGAAAGGTAGTTGATTCAATATGGCAAGACCACAAAAAATAGGATTAGATTACTTTCCTTTAGATGTAGATATTGACCAAGATGATAAAGTTGCACTTATAGAAGCACAACATGGACTTAAAGGTTTTGCTATTGTAATTAAACTTTTAATGAAAATATATAAGAACAGTTATTTCTATGAGTGGACTAAAAAGGAACAATTACTCTTTTCAAAGAGAGTTAATGTAGACATTAACGAGATTAATGTAATCATTAATGATTGTATTGAATGGGGCATATTTGATAGTGAACTATACAAAAACTATAAAATATTAACTTCAAGTGGTATTCAACGTAGATTTTTAGAAGCTACTACACGTAGAAAGAGAGTAGAAATAAATAAAGATTACCTACTTTTGAATGATGAAATAATTAATGTATACACAAACTTAGTTATTGTTAACATTAATACCGATTCAAGTGAAGATAATTCAGACATTAATCCACAAAGTAAAGTAAAGGAAAGTAAAGTAAAGGAAAAGGAAAGTAAAGAAGAGGAGAGAAAAGAACCACCCAAAACTGAACCTATAACCTTTCCTTCTCCAATAAGTGAAAAGATATATAACTTAGTAGGAGAAGTAGGATATAGAACTTGGTTTATAGATACTGAAATAACAGAAGATGATAACTCTATAAGCATTAAGGTTAGTGATGATTTTAAAAAAGAAATAATTAAAACTAAGTATTGTACTAGATTACAAACAGAGCTTAATAAGAAAATAGAAGTTAGTTGATAAATTTAGAAAATTATATAGGAGGAACTGAGTTATGAAAGTTAATGATTTAAGGAATGTATTATCAGCAGAAAAAGTAGTAATTAGGTTAGATGCTGCTAAATTTGAAGTTTTTAAAAGTAAAAAAGTTGATTGTGATGATAATGAATATTTATCAAGTAATTATATAAGTATGTGGGATAAATATGGAGATAGTACAATAGAACAAATATACGAAGAAGACTATGAAGCAATAAGTATAGATATTGAATATAACAACTGACTTTCAGTGGTAAGAAGGGAGAAGCAATAATGAAATTATGTAATATATGTGGTTCAAATCATTTAGTAGAAGTACACCACATAATAAAAAGAAGCCAAGCTCCTGCACTTATAGATTGTAAATATATTTAATACCATTATGTTGGAATCACCACAAAGGTAATTACGGAATCCATGGAATATATGGACATGAATTAGACCAAAAGTTAAAGAAAAGACTACAAGGCAATTTACAGTTAATGTTTGGTGAAGATATTTATTATACTAGAGAACAAATAAAAGAAAAATTAGATATTAGTTTAAAAAACGTAGACAAGCTTTTAAAGACTTTATTGCCTACAGAGGGTAAATATAAGGGTGAAGATATTATAAGAGTTTGTATGGGCGGAAAATTGATTATAGGAGATGAATATGGATTATAAACAACAATATGACCAAGAAGTTATTTTATATAATAGCATACTAAATAGATATAGAAATTTAAAGGAAGATGATATCCTAGGAGCTTTTAACTTAATGAAAGATAGTCTTATGGTTTTAGAGCGTTGGAGTGTAATAAAAGAAGATTATAAGAAGTTATTGAAACGTGGAGAAAAAGCAGCGGAAAAAGAAAGAATAAATGATATGTACAAGATATTACAGAATATTCATGATGATGCTAAAGCAATATGGAAGGATGCTATTTATAGATTTAAAAATAAGGAGGGTTATTAAAATGGAAGTAGTAACATTTAAAGTTGATGGAGAATGGTTTACTGATTATATAAGAAAGTTTTTCTATGCAGAAGACTTTAGCTTTGAAGAGTGTAAGCATAAACTTATAGATTCTTTAAGTTTGCATAGTTTCACAGAAGAACAGAAAAATAAACTTGCAGAAGATATTATTTATGGAGAAAAGAAACTTGTAGGGTGCAATAGTTTTGAATTAGTCGATGATACTGAGTTTGATTTATACAATTACAGTAGAATTCCAAGACCTGAAAATTTCAGTGAAAATGGTGGCGTTATAGGAATATTAACTACAGATGGTGTTTTTGGTGAATGTAGATATGGAGGACATTCAAGTATGTTGGATTTTATTAATAATAAGCATGGTAATTGTGATGGAGCTATAATTTTTGCTAATACAGATATATATGATTACGCATTTATAGATGATGGCTATAAACCAACTAGACAACAAATTAAATGGTTTGACAAAAATAAAAAATATCTTTCATTTAATCAAAAACATTATTTTGAGTTAATGTTAAATAAATAACTTTAAAAAGGTAAATATGAGAGTGATTTAGGTTATTATTATACCTATCCATTCTCATATGATAATCAATTGAGAGGTGAGAATATGGACGAAGAAAAGATAAAAAGAGCATATAAATACCTGGTAAATAAATATCCAAATATCCCATCAATAAGACCTGAAGTTATAAAAACAAGTATAGAAAATGAATTTGGATTAACAGATAAAGAAGTTTATTCAGCATATTATAGCTGGAAAAGAAAAGTTACAGGAATAATGGAAAGACCTAAATTTAAATGTACAAATAATACTAGATATATTAAAGAATCTTTTATATGGAGTAAAAATACAGATAAGCTAAAAGAATTACATGAAAGATATAAGATGGGTGAAGATGCAGAAGATTTAGCTGCTGAAATTATGGTGGAAAAAGAAAATCTATTAAATGCTTTTACTAGATATAAAAGAATAGGTGTATTGCATGGTGAAAGAAAATTCAAAAGAAGCATTATAAGAATAAATGGAAAAGAATTTTCTACTAAAAAAATAATGGAGCTAGTAGAAAGAATAAATAGTGGTGAGAAGCTAAAGGATTTAGCGGGAGAATTAAAGGTTGATGTAAGGTATTTAAGCAATACTTATTATCACTATAGAAAGAAATTTAATAAAAAATAGAGGTAGATGTATGAGGGATAAGATAAAAAATATCATAGTATTTATAAAAAGAAAATTAGGTTTTTGTAATTTTAATGGATGCTGGAGAAGAGCTTATTGTGAATTAGAAATATCACAATATAAAGTTAAAAGAAATTTATGTGAAAAACATTTTGATAAGTTTATAGATGAATTGTAGGAAATAAGGTGAATTGTAGTGTGTAAAGTTTTAAATGGGCAAATGAGTGTTTTTGAATACCTAGAGAGTATAAAAGAAAAGCCAGTAGTTAAATTAAATGATCCTAAGAACCAAAGTAAATTAGAAAGCCTTATAGAAAAATATAAAGAAAAAAGCGATAGGATTGTAAGGACAGTTTCAGGGGCTTTAAAGATAGATATATCAAGCAGAACAATATACTACAATAAAAATGCTATAAAGGAATTTGAAAAAGAAGGAACTACACCGCTTTTGCCAGCAGATGAAATTTTAATAGCTAATAAAGATTATGAGACAAATGATATTCAATTAGAAAAGCTTAAAGATTTTGATGTAAGTAGTTATATAAAACGAAAAGGTGATAGAAACATAATAATTATAATAGAGAATAAAACTATTGTAATAAATCCTAACGGATGGATTTTAGAATATAGAATGAAACCTAAGTATAAAGAAAATGAAATCATAGAAATTGAACAATACAAGAATATAGATAAGACATTTAGGATTGGGGATAAGGTAAAAACTAAATATAAAGATGAAATAGTAAAAGGGAGAGTTACCAGGATATATAACAATGGAGAAACATTGAACATATCCTGGGATAATAAAAATACAGCTTTTTATTATAAGAATGTAAAAAGGATGATTTAAAATGAGTATATTTGCAATAGAAAAACAAGTGTTAAGAATTGATTTTACAACCTCAATAAAAATGAAAATTTGGTGTGGAAATGGTGAAAACAAAGGGTATACCAAGGATCATAAAATAACAGAAAAAATATGCAAAGAATTAAACAAAAATAATAAATCGAAAAATGTTAGATATGTAATTAGAGAGTTTGAAGAAATAATTTAGTTTGTAATATATAGAAAAGGTGATTGTATGAAGGGAAAAATAACAGAAAATATTCGGGAATATATGAATTCTATGGGTAAAAGAAATTTTTCATACTTACAAGTAAGTGTCATAGCTAATGCTATCAAGGAAGAATATTATGATAGGAAAAAATTAGGGATAATTATAAAAACTAAAACAAAAGAAGGTAGAGAAGAGCTAAATAAGAGAACAGCTGATATTGCTAATAGAAAGTTAAGTATTAAAAATATAACAAAAGATGATGTTAGATTATATAAGAAATGTTTTGCAGAGGAATATACAAATAGAACTGGAAAATGTGCATGGGGATTTAAGGAACTAAGAAGTAGATTAGGATATGATCCTGAAACAGGGAGAGAATTAAGTAATTAAAGAAAGAGGATTTTAAAAATGAAAGATAACAATATCAATAAAAAACTTATAATTGGAGATAGCAAAATTACAATGAGTGATTCTGATTTTATAGAGTTATGTACAAGGCTTGGAAATGATATAAATGGATGTGTATGTGAAGATAATTCTTGTATTGATGGGTGCAGTAGTTGTTGGGCTAAATACTTAAGTAATTTTATAGAAGTTTAATTCACAATAACAAGAAAGAAGGAAGATAAGATATGAAAAGATATAGAGTTGAATTTAAATCTAAAAATAGTAGTTTTAGAGTTGATTGTTTTGAGGATAAGTTAGAAGATTGGAAAGCTCTTTGCAAGGTTGATAGAGAAGAAACTGGTGAAGGTAAATGTTATTATAGAGAATTTCCAGTATCTAAGAATAAAAGAGTATATTTTTAGAAGGTGAGAAAAATGGTAAATATATTAATTACACATAAGGACAAAAAGGAATTTAAAGAAGATATTGAAAGTATAAAAAAGGTATTTAATGTATTAGAAATTAGCAATATAAAAAAGTATAAAGATAAATATTACATTGAAATTGAAGCTATTAGAAAATAGTTCGCAATATGAGAATATCACGAACTAATTAACAAAATTTGATCTTTGAAAATTGAATAATACGGTATTTAAAAATATGCTATAATTAACTCATAATAGTATTAGTATACTAATAGTTATATATTAAATGAATTGGAATTTGGGGAGGTATGTAAGTATATGATAAAAGCGGTGATATTTGATTTAGATGGTTTATTAATTGATAGTGAAATAATTTCATATAAAATCTATAAAGAAATATTAAATCAATTTGGACATGATTTTTCTATGGAAGAATATGCTCAAAATTTTAGTGGAAAAACAGAGGTCAAGAATGTTACAAATTTAATAGACAAATATAGTTTACCATGGACTGTTGAGATAGGATTAAACAATGTATTGGAAATTGAAAGTAAATTTCTTGCTCAAGGTGTTACTCTAAAAACTGGAGCCAAAGAACTATTAGAATATTTAAAAGATAAGTGTTTTAAAATCGCAATTGCTTCTTCAAGTACAGAGGATAGAGCATTGACTATATTAAGACAACACAACATTATTGAATACTTTGATGAGTTTGTATTTGGTCATGAAGTCAAAAAAGGGAAACCAAATCCAGATATTTTTCTAAAAGCTTGTGATAAACTTTTAGAGAGGCCAGAAGAATGTTTGGTTTTAGAAGATAGTGAAGCAGGAATACAAGCAGCATATTCAGCAAGTATTCCAGTAATATGTATTCCTGATATGAAAGTACCAAATCAGCACTATTTGGATATGACAAAAACAGTATTACATTCATTGGAAGAAGTTATTGCTTATTTATAGAAATGTAGTAATTGAATACAAATTTCAATTTGTCGAGTAGTCTCTACGAATAATCTTAATATATTACGAAGATAAAATTAAATATTAAATTACTTAAAATACCGTATTATTTAAAATAAGCGGTATTTTTTATTTCATAATAGTAAGATAGGAGGAACCGGTTATGGAAAATAAAATCGTAATGAGCGAAAGTGATTTTATAGAATTAGTACTTGAATTATCTGAAAATACTTGTGCTGACATAAGCAATTATGGAAGTTGCGATGTTGATTGTTGTAATTGCTGGGCAAGAAGATTAAAAGAAAAAATAGAATATTAGGTTAGTTATGGCAAGATAGGAGGAATTTATATGAACGATAGAGAGTATTTAGAAAACAAATTACAAGAACTTAAATTTGAATTGGAAGACATCAATATAAATCAAAAAATTGCAGTAGCAGAGTTTGAAACTAAGAGAAAAATACTTGATAGAGAAATATGTTCTATAGAAGTACAACTTTTTAATGAAGGTTCGCAATAGGCAGATAAAGTTTATTAAATTTAAAATAAAAGGAGGTACTTATGGGAACTATTTTATTAAGTGAAGAAGAGTTACTTAAGGATACAGAGGAAAAGCTTAAGACTTATTTTGAAGGAGAAAAAATATTAAAAAGATTAAATATTAGAATTGAAAGTTTAAAAGAAAGAATAAATAAAATAAATAATGATTTAAGGGAAGTAAATATTAGTATTCCAGAGGAAAGCAGATCCATTACTTATGAAGAAAGAGTACAAACATCAAGTACAGGAATAAGTTATGCTGAAAGCTCTGTTATGAATATAACATCAAGAATGCAAAAGATATTAGAAAAAAGTAAGTTAGAATTAATTGATCTTGAAGAAAGAAAGTTTAATATAGAAACAGATAATAAAATAATAGAAGACAATATTAAAGATTTAAAAAAAGAATATATAGATATAATAAGTTTAATATATGGTAAAGGTAAGACAGAGGAATTTGTTGCTCAAAAATTAAATATAGATAGAAGCAATGTAAACAGAAGAAAGATAACTATATTGAGAAATATAGAACATTGGTTTTATTGGTTTAATAAGTGATTTTATCGCACGAAATTTGCACAAAGGTTGCACGTCATTCTTTACAAAAAGTAATATACTGAATATACGGACAGGTTGATGGATTAATTGTCATTTAGACACCTACTTATATATAAATGAGTAAGCAGGGGTAAAACCCTGCAACATGGAAGGTCATTGGTTGGAAATGCGTAAAGAAGGTTCGAATCCTTTACCTTCCTAACTGGTTATTCCATATAACCTCTCATAAATTCTTAATACCCATTTAAAAAATATAAAAACAGGCTTAGTCCTGTTGTGGAGATATAACTCAGTTGGTAGAGAGTTGCTTGAATTAATCCATGGTTAGTAAAGTAAAAGGTCAAAGGTTCGAATCCTTTTATCTCCTCCCATAGTTAACTAAGAAACTATATTTCAGGCTAAAATATAGTGGAGTTAATAAGAATAAAATTCTGTTTGAGGTAAGTCTTAAGCCGAGCACTATATGGAACAGAATTTAATAAGGACTAATAGTAGGGATTTTAAAGTGCTATTAGTAAGTTTACAGAAGAATCTAGTATGAAAACTAGGTTCTTTTTTTAATTATTGTTACGGTTAAGGTGTGTAATAAATTAACCCAAATAATAATTAAAGGAGAAAATAAAATATGAAAGTTTTAAGTTTATTTAGTGGAATAGGGGCATTTGAAAGAGCTATAGTTAATAAAAATATAGAACATGAAATAATAAATTATTGTGAAAAAGATAAGTATGCAAGTTTTGCATATAGTATATTACATAGTATTCCAGAAGAAAAGAATTTAGGAGATATAGAACAGGCAAAAGGAAGTCATGCAGACCTTGTTACCTATGGTTTCCCTTGTACAGATATTAGTTTAGCTGGTAAATGCAAAGGAATAATAAAAGGTGAAACAAGGAGTGGTTTATTATTTGAAGCTTTAAGAATAATAGAAGAAAGTAAACCTAAAGTTGCCATAGCTGAAAATGTGAAGAATTTAGTAAGTAGTATGTTTATAGATGATTTCAATAATTTAATAAAGGAATTAGATAAATTAGGCTACAACTCTTACTGGAAGATATTGAATGGAATTAATTATAATTCAGCTCATTCAAGAGAGAGGATCTTCATTGTTAGTATAAGAAAAGATATAGACAAAGGAGATTTTAAATTTAAAGAAGGAACTGATAACTTAGTTACCTTAAAAAGCATAACAGAAAAATCGGTGGAAGAAAAATATTATTGCAAAGATAATAAATATGTCCAAGAATTTATGAATGATATTGAAAGAAGAGTTGCTGATTTTAAAAAGCCTAGTAGATATGGACTAATAAAAGTTGGGGATATAAATAAACCAACATTGCGAGAAATGAATAGAAGAGTATTTTCAGAATTAGGAGCAAGTCCGACATTAGTTACGGGTTCAGATAGTATTCCAAAGATAGTTCAGTGTAGAGTTAGAAGGTTAACACCACTTGAATGTTGGCGTTTAGTAGGCTTTACTGATGAAGATTATTGGAACGTAAGAGAATCTTTAGAAGAGAAATTTTATTATGGTAAAGATATGACAGATACTCAAATGTATAAAATGGCTGGTAATAGTATAGTCATCAAGGTTGCAGAAAGTATAATTGAAAGTTTAAAAGGAATATTGTATTAGAAATATAAAATGATTAAATAAAATTATTGAGGTGGTGAGATGGCTAGAGCAAGAAGTCCAAATAGAGATAAAGCATTTCAAATATATAAAGATCGCAATGGAGAAATAACAAACAGAGAGATTGCAGAGATATTAAATGAAAATGAAAAGACAATAAGTAATTGGAAATGTAGAGATAAATGGAATGTAGTACTACAAAAAAATGAATGTAGTACTACAAATAAAAAAGTATCAGAGAATAATAAAAAAAATATAAAGAAAGAGCCTATTGCAGAAGAAGTAAAAGAGGTACTAGAAAATACTGAACTTACTGATAAGCAAAGGCTTTTTTGTATTTATTATATAAAGTATTTTAATGCTACTAAAGCATATCAGAAAGCATATGGATGTAGTTATATAGTTGCCAATGTAGAAGGGTATAAAACCCTAGTAAAACCTAGTATAAAAACTGAAATAGAAAAGCTTAAGAAACATAAGCTTAATCAAGTAATGTTAAGTGAAGAAGATATATTTCAAAGATACATGGATATAGCTTTTAGTGATATAGGAGATTATTTATCTTTTAAAAAGGTTCGTAAGAATAAATGGACTACTAATAAAGATGGTGAAGATATTCCAGTTATTAATCCAGAAACAGGAGAGCAAGATTACTTTGAATATAATGTAGTAGAGCTTAATGATAGTAAAGAATTAGACACTAGCATATTACAAGAAGTATCAGAAGGAAAAGATGGAGTAAAGATTAAACTTCAAGATAAGATGAAAGCTCTTCAATGGTTAGCGGACCATATTGGAATAGCCACAGATAAACAGAAAGCTGAACTAGAAGTATTAAAAGCTAAAGTAAATAAGAAGAATTTAGAACCTATAACTATTAATTTTGTAAAGGCAAGTGAGAGAAATGACAACAGTTAATTTTGCGGTTAATGATAGATTCTATGATTTTATAGATGATTGGAACTCTAAGTTCTATTTCTTAGTTGGTGGTTATGGAAGTTCTAAAAGTTATCATGTAGCAGTTAAATTGATTAAGAAGCTATTACAAGAAAAAAGAAAGGCATTAGTAGTAAGAGAAGTATTTGATACTATAAGAGATTCTTGCTTTGATTTATTAGAGGAAGTAGCAATAAGTATGGGTGTAGAAGAAAGCATGAAATTTATATCATCACCTATGCAAGTAAAGTTTGCTAATGGAAGTAAGATAATCTTTAAAGGAATGGATAAGCCAGCTAAATTAAAATCTATAAATGGTGTATCTATAATATGGATTGAAGAATGTTCAGAGGTTAAATATGCAGGCTTTAAAGAATTATTGGGAAGATTAAGACATCCGACATTAAGCAACCATATAATTTTATCTACTAATCCAGTAAGTAAAAGCAATTGGTCCTACAAGCATTTTTTTCAAGACAAAAGAAATAAGTTCTTTGTTTTAGATGATGAAGAATTATATAAAAAGAAAACTATAGTAAAAAATAATACTTATTATCATCACACAACAGTAGATGATAATTTTTTTGCTCCTAAAGAATATATAGAGCAATTAGACGAACTAAAATTACATGATCCTGATTTATGGCGTATCGCTCGTAAAGGTAGATTTGGAGTTAATGGTAAGTTAGTATTCCCTCAGTTTGAGGTTAAGTCTTATGATGATGTTATGGATGCAATAAAGCATATAAAAAAGCCTCTTCTTAAGAATGGAATGGACTTTGGTTTTATTACTTCATACAATGCATTACTTAGACTAGCAATAGACCATGATAAAAAAATTCTTTATATTTATTGGGAATATTACAGTAGAGATAAAACTGATCCTGAAATAGCAGAGGATATAAAGGAGTTTAAAGAAACTAGAGAAATAATCAAAGCTGATTGTGCAGAACCCAAAGCAATAAGGTTTTATAAACAAGAAGGATTTAGAATAAAAGCTTGTAAAAAGTTCAAAGGTTCAAGAGCGCAATACACTAAAAAGATTAAGAGATTTCATAAAATAATATGTTCAGATACATGTATTAATACAGTAGAGGAATTAAAGGAATTAACTTATGAGGAAGATAAAGATGGTGAAATAATAGAAGATGAATTTAACATAGATCCACATACATTAAGTGCTATATGGTATGCATTAGATGATTATGAGGTATCAAACTTAAAAGGTGGAGGTATGAGGATTCTTAAATAGAAAGAGAGGTGAACATATTGGAATTAACAGAAATACAGAAAATAATAAATGACGATACAGACAGACGAGAGAAAATATTAACTGCAAAAAGATACTATGATAATGAAAATGATATAAAGAAAATTGGAGTAGTTCCTTCTGATAGTTCAGATCCTATTAGAAATGCTGATAATAGAATAAGTCATAACTTTCATCAATTATTAGTAAATGAAAAAGCTGCTTATATGTTTACCTATCCTGTTATATTTGATTTGAATAATAATAGGGAGTTAAATGAGACAATTAAAGAATTGTTAGGAGATGATTTTGAAAGTATAGCACAAGATTTATGTATAGAATCATCTAATACAGGGATAGCATGGCTTCATTATTGGATAGCTACTAAGACTGATGATACTAATAAAAAATTTGAGTATGCCATGGTTGATACAGAGCAAATAATACCTGTATATTCTAAAACCTTAAAAAGAAAGTTGGTAGAAGTATATAGATATTATTCATCAACTGATGAGAACAATAAAGATATAACTATATTCGAGCATTGGAATAATAAGGAGTTTACTAAATATACTTTAGAAGGTGCTCCAGAATCTTCTCTTAGATTGAGAAGTGAAGAGACTATTAAGCATGAATTTAAAAATGTACCATTCATAGAGTTTGCCAACAATAGAAAGTGCAAATCTGATTTATCCAAATATAAAGATTTAATAGACTTATACGATAAGGTTATGAGTGGATTTGCTAATGACTTAGAAGATATACAACAAATAATATATATATTAGAAAATTACGGAGGAACAGATTTAGGAGAGTTCCTTGGAGATTTGAAGAGATATAAAACAGTAATGACTGAAAGTGGAGAAGGAAATAGTGGCGGTGATCTTAAAACATTACAGATAGATATACCTGTAGAGGCTAGAAAAGTAGTATTAGAAGCGTTAAAGAAACAGATTTATGAATCAGGTCAGGGGTTACAACAAGATGTTGAGAGTTTTGGTAATGCATCAGGAGTAGCCCTTAAATTTTTCTATAGGAAGTTAGAGTTAAAGGCTGGCTTTACAGAAACAGAGTTTAAAAAAGGTTTTAGCTCTCTTATAAGGGCTATGCTTAGATTTTTAAAGAAAGATGATACGATTAAAATAAATCAAACATACACAAGGAATATGATTAGCAATGATTTAGAGAATTCTGAAATAGCCAAAAATTCTATTGGTATTATTCCAAATAAGATTATCTTAAGAAATCATCCATGGGTTGATGATTTAGAAGAAGCTGAAAAACTTCTTAAAAGTGAAAATGAAGAAATTGATCCATATAAAGATTTAGTGGATAAAGCTAAAGGTAATAACAATGACGAATAAAGAGTATTGGCAAGAAAGAGAAAAAGAACGATTAGAGTTAGTTGATAGCCATATAGAAGATCAGATAAATAAGCTAAAAATTATAATGGATGCAGCTATAAATAAAATAGAAAATGATATTTACAAGTTGTATCAGAAATATGGTAAAGATAACAAAATGTCGTATCAAGAAGTTTTAAGTTATTTAAGTAATGATGATAGAAAAGAGTTCCAAAAAGATTTAAAAGATTATATAGAAACTTTTAAAGATGATTTCAAAGCTAAAACCTACAAATCAGAGTTACAGGCACTATCAACTAGAGCAAGAATAAAAAGATTAGAAGTATTACAGGCTAATATAAAAATACAAGCTACCGAATTAGAAAAATTACTTAATGATCAAATGCTGATAGCGTTTAATGATATATATCAAGATAGTTATTTTTATAATTTATTTAGTCAATGCTTATACACTAATAATTTAGGTGTAAGGTTTGATATACCATCACCTAATATAGTCAACGAACTTTTAAGAAGACCTTGGAGTGGTAGTAATTACAGCGATAAGGTTTGGAACTTAACTAATAATTTCACTTACAAGTTAGATAAAGTTGTTACTGTTGGTTTAATAAGAGGAGAACATCCTAAAGTTATAGCAAGAAATTTAAAAGATGCTATGGTAGGGAAAAGTGGTAAAGGCGGTAAGTTGTATGAATATGAAAGGTTAGTAAGGACAGAGGCAGCGTTCATAGCTGAACAGGCCACAATGAGCAGTTATACAAGAAATAATGTAGAAGAATATGAGTATCTTGCTACATTAGATTTAAGGACATCATTAATATGTCAAGATTTAGATGGAAAAGTATTTAAAGTAAAAGATGCTATTACTGGAGTGAATTACCCACCAATGCATCCACATTGCAGAAGTACAACTGTTCCAGTTATAAAATGGGATGAAGAAGATGATGGAGTAGGAGAAAGAATATCAAGAGATCCTATTACAGGAAGAAATAATTATATTGATGATATTGATTATCCGGAATGGAAGGACGAGCAGTATGATAAGTATGGAAAAGATGAGATTACATCAGAAGAAAAGAGGATAAGGAATAGAGCTAGTGATAAGAGACAACATAAAAAATATCTGAAAGAGCTTGGAGATATTGTTCCACAAAACTTTACTAAGTTCCAAGATTTAAAGTATAATAATAAAGAGGAATGGGATAGACTTTCTTATAACTATAAGCTTGAAACTGTTTATAATTTAGATAGACTAAAACATACCGAAAACTTTGCTAGTAAAAATATAATTAAGCATATACTTGAAGGTGAAGTTAATAGGCGTGGTAAAGCAGTAGGATTTCATATGGAGAATATACCAACTGCAAAAGGTTCTATTATAGAAAGTACAAGAAGCAAGTTAGATAAAAACGGTATTTATAATGCTAAAGTAAAAGTAAATGGAGTAATTAAGGAGGCAAAATCATCCTTTTTCCCAACCAATATGACACCTCAGCAAGTAGTTAATGCAATAAATGAAGCTTATGAAAATAGAGAACAACATTTTATTAAGTCTATGATGAAAGGTAAAACTAACTATGGATTTGAAATAGGTATGTATTTAGATAAAAATGATAAAATAACTACTGCATTTCCATTAAAGGAGTGATTTAATTGAAATATAAGTTTGATACAGCAAAATTATATAATAAAAATAAATTAGTTATGGAGTTTGATGGCAAGCATGAGATGTTAACTAATATTTTTAATGAAGTAGTTTTGGGATATGATAACAAAAATGATTGGCTAGATGCTATAGATGATTCAATAAATGGAAATTCAGAAAATCATGATTTTGGAGTTCCTGGATTTGGAGCTGAAGTTGAAAAAGAGAAGACTATAATATATTGTGATTTTACAGATGAAGAAATTGAAATTACAACTGAAGAGTTCAAAAAAATATCAAAAGTATGGTTTGATAAACTAGAAGAATTTCATAAAACAGGTGAATTATAAAAAGCACTCGCTTAAATAAAAAGTAGGTGCTTTTATTATATAAAAAAATAAGGAGGATTAAGCATGAAGTTTGGATTAGCATTAAAGGCTATGAAAGAAGGTAAAAAAGTAAAGCTTCCTGAATGGGGTGGCTATTGGAAATGGGATAGTGAAAAAGAATCTATATTCATGTATTGTGAAGATGGAAAGGTCTTAGATATTAGAGAAACACAAGATGTATATTTTACTTTCTCAAATGTGGCTAGGGAAGATTGGGAAGTTATTAAATAATAAAAGTCTTAGAAATAAGGCTTTTTTATTTTGCTCTTTTTAAAGTTTTGCAGAGCATAAAGAACAAAGGTATTTCTACATTACCTGGAGAGCAGGAATAAAAATCTATTAGAAAATAATATTGGAGGTAATAACTATGGAATGGTTAAAGAAAATACTAGAAGGTGCCAAAATTACTGATGGAAAGTTAGATGTTGAGGAATTAGTTAAAAATATAAATACTGAATTACCTAAACATACTGTACCTAAGGAAACATTTAATAATTTAAATGAACAACTTAAAACTGCAAATGGTACAATAGCAGCTTTAAAGAAAAACAATAAAGACAATGAGACATTACAAGAAACAATAAAGAACCATGAAAAAACTATAAAGGATAAAGAGAAGGAATTAGCAGCTATAAAAAAAGAAACTTATTTAAAAGATGAGTATAGAAAAGCTGGAGTAAATGAAAAATATATAGATTTACTTATGAAAACTTCTAATTTAGATGATATAGCAGAAGTTAATGGAGAGTTTGTTGGAGCGGATAAAGTAGTTTCTGTATCAAAAGAGGCATATAAAGACTTATTTTTAGATGGAGAAAATGAAGAGCAGGAAAACAATTCCGATACTCCATATCATTATGAACCAAGTAATGGTAGTGCAAGTAAAGGAAGCGTAAATTTTATAGATATAATAACAGAAAATCAAGTTAAGAGATAAGAGGAGGAATATTTTTATGACAGTATTAAAAGATCAGTTAAAAGGGTTTGTACCAACAGAACAAGCCAAGGGAATTATGAAAGAAATAGCTAGGGGTTCAAGTGTATTAAGGTTATCTACAGTTAAACCAATGACAAGCGATACAAAACAATTTTCAGTTTTAACAGAAGGTCCAGGAGCTTATTGGGTAGAAGAAGGTAAAAGAATTCAAACTTCAAAAGCTGAATGGATACATCCTAAAATGGTAGCTAAAAAAATAGCTGTTATTATTCCAGTTACAGAAGAAAAGTTAAAAGATACAACTATAAATGTTTTTGAAGAATTAAAACCTGATATAGCAGAAGCATTTTATAAAGCTATAGATGCTGCTTGTTTATTTGGAACTAACTCACCATTTGAGAAAAATATATTTAAATCAGCAGTAACAGCAGAAAATTATATAATAGATGGAACTTCAACTTTAGATTTAGACGTTTCAGACACAATGGCTTTAATAGAAGATGCTGGATTAGATGTAAATGGATTTGCTGCTAATAATGGAATAAAGAATAGATTAAGAAAACTTAGAGATAGTAATGGTAATCAATTATTTGTTAATGGAGTAGATCAAAAAGAATTTTATAATGAACCAATAGAATTCTCAAGAAATGGTTCTTGGGATAAAACTAAAGCTGAAATTATAGCTGCGGATTGGTCAAAATCATTAGTAGGTATTAGAGATGGGATTGAATATAAAATATTAACAGAAGCTACATTGCAAGGTACAGTCGATAGTGATGGTAAACCAATATCATTAGCAGAACAAGATATGGTTGCTATTAAGGCAACAATGAGAATAGGATTTTTACCAATAAAAGACGAAGCATTTGCAATTCTAGCTACTAAAGGGACTTCACCTTCTGTTTAAGAATTAAAGAATGATTAGGAGGAATATATCATGAAATATATAAAAGGAAGAAATAAGATAATTGAAGCATCAGAAAAAGCATATAATTTAATATATAAGGAACAAGGTTTTAAACCTTATAAGCCTAAAGAGGATAAAGAAGAAGTCATATCAGAAAATGAATTTTCAGAAGAAGGTGAAATAAATGACACAGAAGGAACTGATTAAATTAGAACTTTCTGAATTAGGTATTGACGCATCAGATAATAAAATTGATTTAATGATAAATAAGTTTAATTCAAAGGTTATTAATTATTGTCATATAGATTCTATTCCAGAAAAACTTAAAGAAACAATTACTAGTATGGTTGTAGAGTTCATAAAAAATGAGGATGATTCTAATAAAGAGAATGAATTAAAAAGTATTCAAGAAGGGGATACAACATATACTTTTCAATCAAAATCAATTCCAAGTAAAAGAACTATTGATGAAATAATTTTAAATCATTCCCATGAGTTAAATGCTTTCAGAAAGCCATGTGGGTTTAGGTAATGGATTTAAATAAATATAAAGTTTATTCTAAAATAATGTATACAGATAAGTTTACTATTAAACGATATATTGATACTGAAGATGATGATGGAAGTACCAGGGAAGTATTAGATCCTAATCCGAAATTAAAAGACATTCCTTGTAGGATTTCTAAAGTTAAGGAAGATGAACAAAATTTAAAGCAAGAGGATGCTAATAAGAAGAGTGTTAAATTAAAAGTATTTTGTTCACCAGATATAGAAGTATATAAAGGTGATCTTGTAATTGCAGAAAGAATAATAAATGGTAAGAGTGTTGATATTATAAAAGCAATTGCAGGAAAACCAATGAAATATAGTATAAATCAAGAGTTTATATTAATAGAGGATGGAGAGGCTTAATGGGTGCGAATTTTAGCAAGCTAGAAAACTACGTTAAAAATTTTAAGAAAATGTGTATTGAATTTGATAAATTCTTATTTGATTTCTTAACTAAGAATGCAATGGAAGCACTAGCTAAAACTAAAAAAAGAACTCCTGTAGATACTGGAGAACTTAGGCGTAATTGGGAAATTACAAGAGTACAAAAAGTAGGTGGAGAATTAGTTATATATCTATACAATAGTAAAGATTATGCATCATATGTTGAAAATGGACATACTACACCAAATAGAACTGGCTGGGTTGAAGGGTACTATATGGCTACAATTTCAATAGAAGAAGTTGAAAGAAATATTCCCAAAAGGTTTGAGGGAGAGTTTATTAGATTCATGGCAGAATTAGGAGTAAATTAAATGATTGAGATAAAATCAAATACTATAGTAAGTGCAATAACAAGAAAGCTAAAAGATAATTTCCCTGAATTTAATATATATAAAGATAAAAAGTTACAAGGTTTAAAGAAACCTTGTTTTTTTGTCTTTAATTTAAATTCAGAACAGAGCAAATTCAATAAAGATATATTTAATAGAGAAAGTTTAATAAATGTAAGATTTCATAGTGATTATTCTAGACCTGATATTGATGATATGGCCTTTAATTTATTAGACATATTAAGCGATATACAAAATGGTGAGCTTATATTAAGACCTATAAGAGAAATAACATATGAAGTTACAGATGGTGTTTTACAAATGTTTATACCATATAAGATAAGAGTATTTAAACAAACGGATAATGGCGTTAATATGAATACTTTAGAAAGTAAAGGAGTGATTAAATAATGGCTGGTGGAGTTTTTACGGGACAAAATAAAATAAGACCAGGGGCATATATTAATTTTAAAAGTGTCGCTAAGCCAACTGGTAAAGTTGGAGCAAGAGGTATTTCAACTATTCCATTAGTTTTAGGGTGGGGACCATCTGACAAATTAATAGAGATAAATAGTTCTGATATTTCAGATGGAAAAATATTAAATAAAATAGGTTATTATGGATATGAAATAGAGGTAATGCCGATAAAGGAAGCTTTAAAAAATAGTTATAAATGTTTAGCCTTTAGAATAGATACAAATGGGCAAAAGGCTACAGCGACTATTGATCCTTTAAATGTAGTTGCTAAATATCCTGGTGTAGTTGGTAATAGAATATCAATAATAATAAAAGAATATAACAGTAAATTTGAAGTGAAAACATTACTAGATACTAAAGTAGTTGATTCTCAAATAGCAACTAATGCAGAGGAATTAAATAGTAATGGTTGGGTTGATTTTGCTGGTACTGGTAAGTTGGTTGCTAATGCTGGAATAAAACTAACATCAGGTTCAAATGGAACTGAAAGCGAAGAAAATTATTCTAAATATTTAGAGTTAATAAATAATAGAATTTTTAATACTATGGGAGTTTATACAACTAATAATAGTATTAAAGAAAAAGTAACATCTTTTATTAAACAATCTAGAGAAGAAAAAGGTAAAAAAGTTCAAGCGGTAATAAATGATTATGCTGCAAACTATGAAGGAATAATATCAGTAGATCAGGGATATAAAACCGAAAATGAAGTTATAGATGTAAATGGATTTGTTGGATATGTAACAGGATTAACTGCGGGAGCTGCATTAAATAAATCTAACACATATAGTGTTATTCCAGGTGCAATAGATATTGTAAATCCTAAGACAGATGCTCAAATAGAAGAAGGAATTCAAAAAGGAAAATTTATAATTAGCTTTAGACAAGATGAAAGTGTTGTAGTTGAAACTGATATAAATACATTTACTGAGTTTACAGTAGATAAATCTAGGGACTTTAGTAAAAATAGAGTTATTAGAACTTTAGATGATATTAATAATAGTATAAAGAATATGTTTGAACAAACATATTTAGGAAAGGTAGATAATAATGAGAATGGAAGAACTTCCTTTAAATCAGATATTATCTCATATTTAAAAGACCTAAATAAATTAGGTGCTATAGAAGGTTTCAAAAATGAAGATATAAATATAAGGCAAGGTCAAGATATAGATTCAGTTTTAGTTGATGTAGGAGTAAAGCCTATTGATGCTATGGAAAAACTTTATATGACTGTTGCGGTAGGTTAGGAGGTATATTATGGCTTACTTAAAGGCGCAGGATACAGTATGCGGTAAAGAGGGAATTGCACAAGTAAATATAAATGGTGAAATTCATAAACTATTTAATATAAAATCACTTGAAGCTAAAATGGAAAAGAATAAATCTGAGATTCAAGTGATTGGATCAAGAGCAACTCAACATAAAACTACTGGATGGAGTGGTTCAGGTTCAATGACAGTTCATTATATGACTTCACTTTTTAGAAAGTTAGCTATTGATTATATAAAAACAGGTAAAGATATTTACTTTGATATGATAGTAACTAATGATGATCCTACAAGTGATACTGGTAAGCAAACAGTAGCATTGTATAATTGCAATGTTGATTCAACTGTATTAGCAAAATTAGATATAGATGATGATGCATTAGAAGAAGATATGGACTTTACTTTTGATGATGTTGAAATGCTTGAAGAATTTAAAGAATTATCATATTTAAAATAAAAATTAAAGCAATAATTAGGACCTTTGAAGGTCTTTTTTATTGCCAATAAATAAAATAAATTTAAGGAAGAAGGAATTTTTTTATGTCAAAATTAACAGATTTTTTATTAAATAATACAGTAGAAAATTTAACAAAAGAGGTTGTAGTTTCAGATAGATTTAAAGTTGATGGAGAAATATTAAAATTTAAAATTAAAGCTGTAAATCCAAATGAATTCTCAGACCTACAAAATCAATGTACTAAAGTAGGTAAGAAGGGAAAAGTAAACTTTGATAGTAAAATGTTTAATGAACAACTTATTATAAATTATACTATTGAGCCTAATTTCAAAAGTGCAGATGTTATTAAAAAGGCTGGTTGTATGACATCAGAGCAGTTAGTAAATAAAGTTTTACTTGCTGGAGAAGTTGCAACTTTAGTTGAAGAAATATCAGCTTTAAGTGGATTTGATAAAGATTTAGAGGAGCTTAGAGAAGAAGCAAAAAACTAATTAAAGAGGGTGATGGTGACACTATGTATGCATATTATTGCTTACATAAGTTTCACTGGCCACCAAGTCAGTTTGCCAAACTCTCTTTAAATGAAAAAGCTATGGTTATAGCAATGATAGATGAAAGATTGAAAGAGGAAAAGAAAGAACAATCAAAAATTAAAAGGAGATAAAAATTATGGCAACTATAAGAAATGCAATTACAATGCAAGATAAAATGTCTCCTGTATTTAATAAAATGAATAGAGCAATGGAAACTACCTTAAGCATTATGAAAAAAGTAAATGCCTCAGCTAATAGTGGAGTTTCTTCTAGAGAATTTAGAAGAGCAGAGGAAGCTATAATGGGAGCTAACAATGCTCTTATTAAATATCAGAATAATCTAAACAAAGCTAGGCAAGAAACTAATGGATTAGGAAATTCAACAAGTAGAATTGGCGGAAGTGGTTTAGGAGCTATGAATGCATATGCTCTTGTTAGCTTAGCACAGCAAGGAGCTAGATTAGTTGATACTGCAACTGATTATTTAGACCAAATGTCACTTATGCAATCAAGAGTAAGTATGATAAATGATGGTATGCAAACTACTAATCAATTGCAAGATAATATATTAGCTAGTGCTAATAGAGCTAGGTCTTCTTATAAAGATACTGTAGCAGCAGTAACAAAGTTAAATATGCTTGCAGGCGACCAATTTAAGAGTAATGATGAAGCTATAAAGTTTGTTGAAACATTAAATAAAATGTTTACTGTTTCAGGAACAAGTAGTCAAGAGGCTACAGCAGCTATGTACCAGTTAACACAAGCTATGGGAGCAGGAAAATTACAAGGTGATGAATTTAGATCTATTATGGAGAATGCGCCAATGCTAGCCCAAGCAATCGCAAAATCTATGGGAAAATCAAAAGCAGAATTGAAAGAATTATCGAGTAAAGGTGAAATAACTGCAGATATAATAAAGAAAGCTATGACAGAAGCAACTGATGATGTTGAAAAGAAGTTTGCGGCTATGCCTATGACTTTTGGACAGAAGATGACTATATTAAAAAATAATTTTATGAATACAATGGAACCAGTAGCGGCAAGATTTAGTCAATGGTTAAATAGTTCAAGCGGAGATACATTTTTTAATAGTTTATCTAGTTCACTTGTAACACTATCTACTATAGGTATTGTAGCTCTTGAGGGAATAGGAAATGCATTAATGTGGCTAAAAGAAAATTTCATTTATATAGAGCCAGTATTATTGACACTAATAGGATTAATGATAGCTTTAAAAGTTCAATCATTAATTGCAGCAACTTCATCGGCATATGCTTGGATTATGGCTAATATTCCGTTATTAGTGATTGTTGCATCAGTAATTTTATTAATTTATATATTTAATTATTTTGGTATAAGTGTTTTTTCAGTTATAAGCACTATAATAGATATTATAAGCTTTTTACTACCATTTATTATAGCTATTGGAGTTGCTGTTTTAACATTTTGGCTTATTCCTTACTTGATTACAGCCTTTCAAATGTTATTAACACTGCCAATGATTATAGCTGAATTATGGGCTATGATTCCACCGTTAATAGCACAATTAGTAGCTTGGTTAGCATTGAATTGGCCTATTTTATTAGTAGCTGTAGCAGTTGGAGTATTAATTTTTATTATGATGCAATTTGGAGTAACGGTAGCAGATGTTATAGGCTTTGTTGTAGGGTTATTTTATGCATTAGTGGCTATGATACAAAATGTTGTTATAATTCCTTTATATAATCAATTCGCTATGTTTGCTAACTTTTTACACAACCTCTTTATAGATCCTATAGGAGCAATTCAAATGTTATTTTTAGATATGGCTACTTATATAATTGATAAAGTTAGATGGGTAGCTCAATCGTTACAAGATTTAGTTAATATGATACCAGGCGTTGAAGTTAACATTGTTGGTAATTTAGATAATATTAAAGCTGCTATAGATTCAGCAAAAGCAGATGTTTCAGCTAAAAGAGGTGTTAAACAAACTGAATTTAAAGAATATAAAAATGTAGGACAATCATTTAATACTGGTTTTACTAAAGGGCATAATTTTGCTACATCGTTTGGAGGTGGAGGCGGAAGTGTCCTAGGAAACTTAATGAATGATTTAAAGAGTAAGTTTAAGATGCCGTCAATGCCTAAAGGTTTTGGAATGGATAAAGGTATGGGAATGTTTAATCCTTATAAGTTTGTACCGAGTGCAGATGGAGGAAAAAACAAAAAAGGGAAGAAACCTAAAATGCCTAAAGGATTATCAGATAAACTTAAAGGTGGAAAGTTAGATAAAATAGGGAAAATAGAAGATGATGTAAAGATAACTGATGAAGATATTAAGATGCTTAAAGATATATCAAAAGCTGAATTTATCAATAAGTATACAACGTTACAACCTAATATGAAAGTTGAATTTACAGGACCAATTACAAAAGAGGCAGATATAAACAAAATTATAGAAGCAATAGAAGATATGACTGAGGAAGCTCTATCTAATACTTTAGTAGAGGGGGCATAAATAATGTCTATAGGAATTTTTATGGAATATAGGGGATTGCTAATACAATTCCCTATTAATCCAGAGGAATTAAAGGTAAAAAAAGAAGGAAGCAATGAAACGAAAGAAGTAGTAAAGCTAGGTGAAGTAAATATTGCTAGAGAAACAAAATTATCTACTGTAGAGTTTGAAAGTTTCTTACCCGAGAAAAATATATATCCTTTTATAAGGACCAAAAATCAATTTGAAGGACCTAAGTATTATATTGATTTTATAGAGAAAGTTAGAAATGAAAAAAAGCCTATTAGATTTATTGTTAGTGATACAGGAATAAATTTTATGGCTTTAATAGAAAGTTTTGAATATGGTTATAAGTTTGGATCTAATGATGTCAATTTTACAATAAGTCTTAAAGAATTTAGAGAAGTGAGAGTAAAAGAGGTTAAAGTAACTAACTATGCTAGTAATAGACCACATAGAAGCACTAAGAATAATAGAGGTAATTCTTCAGGAAAGGTGACTCCAGGATGTACCGTTATAGTTAATGGTAGATTGCATAGGGATAGTTGGGGGCGTGGTCCAGGAATGACACTTAGGAATTATAAAGGAAAGATAAACTTTGTAAAGACTGATGGGCGTAAATATCCATATCATGTTACTGAAATGAATGGAGGTTGGATGGGATGGGTAACAAAAGAATCAGTAAGGGTGATATAAATGAATATAGAAATGATAGTTCAAAACACTAATACTGGTAAAGCATATGATGTATCTGAATTAATATCAGATATAGAGTTTAGTCAAGAAATACAAGATAATCCAGGTAAACTTACTTTCAATATACAGGATGTTTTAAATGGTGATTACATTAGTGAAGGCAGTCCAGTATCTTTAAAAATAAACAATAATAATATATTTTTTGGATATATATTTAAACTTGGTAAAGATGAGAAAAATGAGGTTAAAGTAACTGCATATGATCAATTAAGATATTTAAAATATAAAGATACTTATGTATTAAAAGGGCTTACTTGTAATCAAATTTTTAGCAAGATATGCAATGATTATAATATAAGGTGCAGAGTGAAATTTTCTAGTAATTATGTACTACCTTCTAGAATAGAAGATAATAAAAATCTTGCTGAGATTATACAAAGAGCATTTGACCAAACTTTAATTGATACTGGTGACTGGTTCTTTATGAGAGATAATTTTGGAACATTGGAGCATTTAAATGTATGGGAAGAGAGAACTACATTAGCGATAGGAGATGAAAGTTTACTAACTGGATATAGCTACGAATCAAGTATAGATGATGAAACTTATAATCAAGTAAAACTTGTTAAAGAGAATAAGGAAACTAAGAAAAGAGAAGTCTATATTGTTAAGGATAGTAAGAATATAAATAAGTGGGGAATACTTCAATATTTTGATAAAGTAAATGAAAAAATGAATGAGGCTCAGATAAAAGAAAGAGCAGAGATGCTATTAAAACACTACAATAAGCCTAAAAAATCTTTAAAACTTGAATGTATAGGAGATTTTAGAGTAAAGGCCGGTTGTGGTGTTGTTTTAGTTATAGAAGATTTAAAAAATGATGTTCCATTTAATAAGTATGCCATTGTTTTAAGTGTTTCACATAAGATTGAAAATAATAAACATATGATGAGTTTAGAGGTTGAGGTGGTGTAAATATGGCAGGAGAAAAGTTAGTTAGATTAATTAGACAAGGTGCAAGAGGTGCTATTCCCGAAAATACACTTACAGATCTTGTACCAGGAGAAGTAACAAAAGAGGAACCATTAACTATTTTAGTAGAAAATAGATTTCAAATAGATTCAGATTTTTTAATACTATCTCCTTTTTGTAGAGAATTTAAAGATAAAAATGGAACTGTTATATTTGATAAGTTAAAACAAGGTGATAAAGTTCTTCTTTTAAGAGTTGCAAATGGACAACAATTTTATGTTCTAGATAGAGGAGAAATGAAAAAATGACACCTAAATTTAATTTTGTTGTAAGTGAAATAGAAGATACAGTTCAAAGTAGTAAAACATATAAGATAGACAGTTTTAATGGAAGAATAACGAGGAAAATAGATGAGTTAGAAGCTATTAAACAGGCTATATTTAAAATTTTACAAACTGAAAGATTTGAAAATGTAATATATGATGATAGTTATGGAGTTGAACTTGTTGGACTAATAGGAAAGCCTAAAGAGTTTGTTAAATCTGACATAGAAAGAATTATTAAAGAAGCTTTATTGGTTGATGAAAGAATATTAGGAATAGAAAACTTTAATATAGTTGATGAGACTAAAGATATATTAAAAATAGAATTTAAGGTTAATTCTATTTATGGAGATATTAAACTTGAGAGTGAGGTGACTACATGAGCTTAGGAGAGTATTTAGAAGAATATTCATTTGAAAATTTAATAAAAGGAGCATTGGAGAAAGTTCCGGATGACATTGATAAAAGACAAGGATCAGTTATTTATGATGCATTAGCACCAGCTTGTTACCAATTAGCAGAAATGTATATGCAGCTTAAGGAAGTTCTTTTAAACAGCTTTGTTACAACAAGTTATGGAGAATATTTAGATAATAAAGTAATAGAGCAAGGGTTAACAAGATATAAAGCTACGTACGCTAAGAAAAAAATTAAATGTACATTCGAAAATGGAACACCAGCTACAATTCAAGTCGGAAGCAGATTTTCTACTATTAATGATGAAACACCTCTAACTTATAAAGTTATTGATTTATTTAAAAATGAAAATAATATGGTTGTTCCAGGAGAATATATAGTACAGTGTGAAACTATTGGAACTATAGGTAATGGATATATAGGAGACATGTTGCCTATAACACATATAAATAATCTTAAATCTTGTAAAATGACTACTCTATTAGTTCCTGCAAGGGATGAGGAAAGTGATGAGGAATTAAAGCAAAGATTTATATTAGAAGTTAATCAAAGACCATTTGGTGGAAATGTTGCTCAATATGATGATGAAATCCGTAAAATTGATGGAATAGGGGAAGTACAAATATATCCTACTTGGAATGGTGGAGGAACAGTTAAATGTTCAATAGTTGATACTGAATTTAATGCAGTTTCAGAAGAATTAATTGAAAAAGTAAAAAATATAATAGATCCTAAAGAAAATGAAGGAACTGGATTAGGTCTAGCTCCTATAGGTCATATAGTTACTATAACAACTCCTCAAGTAGTTAATATTAATATAGAGGCTAAAATACATTTGATTACTGGATATACTATTGATCAGGTAAGAGAAGAGATAAAAAAATCCATTGAAAGTTATCTTAAAGAATTAAAGAAAAACTGGGGAATAGCTGATGAAATGAATAGATATGAATTATCTATTTATGTGGCTCAAATAACTATGTCTATATTAAAAGTTGTTGGGGTTGCTAATGTAACTAATATAAAAATAAATGGACAACCTAACGATTTAAAATTAATCCAAAGTGGAGAAATTCAACAATTACCCAAATTGGCAGAGGTGACATTATTATGATAGATATAAAACCTTATTTTCCATCTTTATATGAGAATATACTTGAAATTGATAATTTAGTTAAAGTAGAAAATGATCTGTTTGAAAATCTTAATAGTGAATTTGATAAAGCTATAAGAAATGAATATGTAGTTACAGCTGATAAAGAAACTATAAAAAAATATGAGACTTTATTAAGAATAACTGATGGCGATGATAAGGAATTAAATTTTAGAAGGCAAAGGATATTAAATAGATTAGCGATGAATATGCCTTTTACTATAAAAGCATTGAAGCAAAAATTAGATGAGTTAATAGGAAAGGGTAATTATAATGTATTTGTTAATCCAGATGAATTCTCACTTTATGTAGAATCAAAAATATTAAATCAGGTTTGGTTTAATGAAACTTATATAACAATAAATAAGATGAAGCCTGCTAATATTATTTTTATAAATAAACCATTTATCGATGAGAAAATATTGGCTAATGAAGAAATTACATTAGCACAAAGAGAATATAATTATAGATTAGGTTCAACTTGGAGATTAGGAACTTTACCTTTTAAGTCATTACATCAGAAAGGAGCTATAAAATTGAAAGAAAATAAATCTATACAAAATTATTTTATAAATGAATTAAAGGATTTTGCATTAAGTAAAATTGGATATATAAAACTTAATGATATAAAAGTTATTAATGAGTTTATAACTAAAAATATAGTTGATGGAAAATTAACTTTAGAATATGCGGTATTAAAAAGATTTGGATTGACAGAAATAACAAAAGTAGAAGTATATACATCAGATGATAATTTGCTTACATCTATAGATTTATATGTTCCGATAATAGAAGATTTAGAGCTTAAGCATGCAATAAATATAGAGGAAGGAGTGAATTAATGGGTACTTATAAAACTGATTGGCAATTAACTGGAACTGTTATGCCAGAAGATTTTAATAGAATAGAAGGAAATATAAAAGAAAATAATACTAACCTTGAAGAATTTAAAAAGAAATATACTACTGATTCAAAAGAAGAAAATAAAAAAATTGATGCTAAAGCTGAAAAAGATGATGTTATCTTAAAAGTACCAATACCAGAAGATAGGGATTGTAATTCATTTAAAGATTTAAATTCTTTTTGTGTGTTTGATACAGGAGCAGGAGCTTTTAAAAATACGCCAGAAGGAACTTTGGATATTGGTACATCAAGAGTGTTTATGCTGATTAATAAAGGATATAATCAAGGGAGATTTCAACAAGAATTTATTAATTTATACCCACAAGATAGGATTACGAGATATGTTAGAAATTTCAATGCTGATGGTAATGGAAACTGGGGAAATTGGTGGAAGGTTTACGATGAAGCTAATAAGCCTACTGCGGCAGAACTAAAAGTTTTTGGAGGTTCGGGTTTTTACTCTAGTGGAACAGATTTGAATAATTTAGTTGAAAATGGAGCATATGAAATAAATGAAATATCAAAATGTATTAATGGAATACAAGGGGTGTATGATTGGGGAACTTTAGTCGTATTTAATTCTAAAAGAATACCACAAAATGACGGTCAGAGAATAACACAGATTTATTATCCCCATATAATTAAAGACGGAATACGTATACCTTATATGAGAGTAAAAAATAATGTAAACTGGACTGAATGGGCACCTGTAACAAAAGGCTTTAGTTGGAATGATTTGCTAGGAAAACCAAGCTCATTTCCTCCTGCAGATCATAATCATGACAATAAATATTTCACTAGATATGCACCTAGAATAAAAGGTGTTGATATAAATACCTATTCAACTGGAGGATTTTATTCTGTAGTTCATCATGAACAACCTTGTACTAACTTACCAGTAGCAACTGACGGATATTTAATGGTTATCCCTTGGAGCAGTGGAGAATGGTGTTCACAAATATTTATTAATGATAATGAAGGAGATATGTATATAAGAACTAAAACAGGGAGTGAAGTAAATCAATGGAGTAGTTGGGGAAAAGTATACGATAGTAATCATAGACCAACTCCTGCAGATATTGGCGCATGGTCAAGTACGGATGTATCTCAAGCAAATCAACCATATAAAGTAGTACAAAGAGATAATGCTGGAGATGTTACCGCTAGGTTGTTAAGAAGTAGTTACCAGGATGATAACTATATTAATGGAGCTATAGCATTTAGAACAAATAATAAAGATGATAACTATACAAGATATTGTAATAATCCAACTGCGGTTAGGGAATGGGTAGATGCGTCACCTTCAAATCATAATCATGATAATGTTTATTTAGGCAAAAAAGGTGAAGTTAATGATTCATCTGATTTTAATTCTATTACTGAAGCTGGAATGTATAAAGTACAAGGTATATCAGCAAATACACCTAATAGTCCAATAAAAGCAATACCTAATCTTTATGCCTTTGGTATATTACTTGTTTTCAAATCTAATGTTGAGAGTGAAGATAGAGTTCTTCAAGTGTATTATCCACACCAAGCATGGCAATCAACTAAAATTCCAGTTTCAAGAATGAAGAATAATAATGATTGGACTACTTGGGAAAGAGTAACTAATGGATTAACCGCATCTGATGTAGGAGCAAGACCCTCTAATTGGAATCCGACTTGGAATGATGTACAAGATAAACCTAATAGTTTTCCGCCTAGTAGTCATAATCACGATGATAGCTATATAAAGAAAGAATTAGGATCTACAGGAGAAAGTTTCAGATTTAGAACTAAATTCCTTGAATTTGGTGTGGATGATAGTAGATTAGGAGAAATCGGTGTAGGGCCAAATGACACATATTTACACAATACTAAAAGTGATAAATATTTCGCATTGAAAGATAGTGGAGAACTTCTTTATGATAATAAAAAAGTTCTAAGAGATATTCAAGGATCACCTTTATGGCAAGGCTTTCATCATATGGCAGGAAAAGAAACAGTCACTCCTTCAAAACCATTAAGTCAATGTAATAATGGTTGGGTTCTTGTTTGGTCTGACTGGGATGATGGTGTTGGTACTCAAGATTGGAATTTCTGTTTTACTTATATACCTAAGAATACACCTTGGAAAAATGGAAAAAATCATACGTTTCCACTATCTGCTGGTGAAGATACATGGGCTATTAAAACACTATATGTTTATGATACTTACTTTAGAGGAAATGATACAAATAAAAATGGTGGTAATTATGATGTAATTCTTAGAGCAGTCTTAGAATATTAGGAGGAAGTAGGAAATGGTTTTATATGTGCAATTAGAAGAAACTACAAATAATGTTATAGGATATTCTTCTAACAAGATAAATAACACTGATATAGAAATAATAGAAACTGAAGTAGAAGAAAGATTTTTAAATACACCTATATTTTTTAGATACAATGAGAAAATAGAAAAGTTTGAATTTAGTGAGGAATTAAAAAATAAATATATCAAAGAAAGACAGGATACCCTATCAGATAATCAAAAGATAGAAAACTTAACTAAACAACTAGCAGAAAGTAAAGTTGAGAGTATGAAGAAAAATATAGTTATAAATAATCTTATAAAGCAAAGAGCGGAAGATAAAATAGATTACATGAAGAGTAGAAATATAATAGATATGCTTACTAAACAACAAGCGGTAACTAAGTTAGAAATTATGAAAATGAAGGGAGAAAATTAATATGAATGATAATTTTAAATTTTGGAAAATGGCATATAGCGTAGGGATAGGAATTGAATTGTTAAGTCAAGCTGTAATAACGGAAGAGAATCCGTATGGAGAAATAACTAAGGAAGAATTTAGAGAAATATCTGGTGAAGAGTTTGTAAATTAAAATAGACTCTTTTTTTATTTAAAATAAAATGAAAAGGAAGTGCTATATGGATGTAGATATTACTGTAATAGTTGGTATGTTTTGTACTGTTATAGGAGCTTTAATTGGAATTTGGAAAGCAAAAAAAGATGGAGATAGAGATACTAGAGAGGATGCAGCTAGAGATACAACTGTAAATGTAAAATTAGAATATATATCAAAAGGTGTGGATGATATAAGGATAGATAATAAAGTTAGAGATAAACAGATGTTAGCTTTCACAGAAAGACTTGTGGCAGTAGAAAAGAGTGCAGCATCTGCTCATCATAGAATTGATAATTTAGAAGAAAAGAGGTAATATTTTATGAAAGAAAATATTAAAAACAGATTAAGAAACCCATATTTTTGGTTAGGTATTGGAGGGGTGATATTTAGTGCGGCTGGAGTTGATTTTAATACTCTTACAAGTTGGAGCTTATTAGGTCAAGCATTTTTAGATATATTAGCTAATCCAGTTGCAGTTGTTGCTGTAGCTGCCGCAGTCGTTGGAGTATTTGTAGATCCTAGTACAAAAGGTTTAAAAGATAAATAATAATAAAATAAGTAAAGGCGATAGAAGTAGACCAGGCAAGGTCTTTTTTTATTGCCTTTTTATATAAAAATAATTAAAAGAAAGAGGGAATTAGAATGTTAAAAATTAATAAAAAAATAAGTCCATATAATCATTATGAAGGCGGAAATAATATAAAATATATTGTTATTCATGGAACAGACAATAAAAATGACACAGCAAAGAATAATGTTGATTATTTTTATAGAGCTAATAGAGGAGCTAGTGCTCATTATTTTGTTGATGATGATTCTATTTGGCAATCAGTTGAAGATGGAAATGGCGCTTGGAGTGTCGGAGATGGACAAGGAAAATACGGTATAACAAATATGAATAGTATAAATATAGAAATGTGTGGTACTGATAACGGGAGATATAGTGATAAGACAGTAAATAATACTATTGAGTTAACTAAGTATTTAATGAAGAAATATAATATAGATGCAGATCATGTTGTAAGACATTATGATGCATCAAGAAAAAATTGTCCTTCTCAATTCTCACCTAATAATTGGGCTAGATGGTGGGAGTTTAAAAAGAGATTAGGAGGAAAAGTTGAAGAGGACCAAGTATCACAAGATACAGGAAGTTCTACATCAAAAAATAAATTATGGGAAGTAAGTATTAGTGGTGAAGAAGTAAAAGCACTTCAAAGAGAAATTAATAAACAGGGTTTTGGAAACATAAAAATAGATGGATATTTTGGAGAAGATACTTTAAGATGCTGTCCTATGTTAAGACAAGGCGCTAGAGGTAATATTACTAAGTTAATGCAACAAAGATTATTAAATAGAGGATATACATCTTTAAAAGAACATGGTGGAGCAGATGGAATGTTTGGATCAGGTACAACTGTAGCTATAAAAAATCTTCAAAGAAATAAAGGCTTATCTGTAGATGGAATTGTAGGTAAAAATACATGGAAAGCTCTTTATAGTAAATAAAAGTAATTTAGGCAGGAGAAATCCTGCCTTTATTTTTATTTATAGAATATTTTGCTATAATATATAATAAATAAAAATGGGGGAGGAGATTTCAATAGGTATTTTTGGAAGTAAAGAAAAGATGAATTGTAGTATATGTGGAGGAAAAACAGGTTTAGGATCAATGAAGTGTGCTGATGGTATACTTTGTAATAGTTGTTTTAGAAAAGTCTATAAAACATCATATGGGTTAGTAAAAAATTTAACATTAGAAGATATAAAAAGAAAAAACTTAGAGGAAAAAAAAGAGGAAGAAATATATAATGACTTCACAGCGACTAAAAAAGTTGGGAAACACTTTTTTATGAATGAATATGAAAAATTATGGTTTATTCCAAATACCATTTGGGATAAAAAAATACCTAAAATATATTCATTTGATGATATTGTTTCTTTTGAATTAATTGAAGATAATGATTGTATAGTTAATGGTGGATTAGGTAGAGCTATTGTAGGTGCTACATTACTAGGTGGAGTAGGTGCTGTAGTTGGTAGTGCTACAGGTAAAAAGAAAAGTAAAAAAGTCATAACAAAACTAATTATAAAAATTACTGTTAATGATATAGAAAATCCAGTGGTATACATAAATTTAATAGAAAAACCTACTCAAGCATCATCTATGATATATATGAATAAATTTAAAGAGGCTCAAGAAATAATAAGTTTACTAGAATTAATAGTAAGACAACGTGAAAGTAAATCTGATAATGATAAGAAAACTGAAGATTATATAAATAGTGATTTTATATTCTGTAGAAAATGCGGAAATAAAATGCAATCAGATTCAGTATTTTGTAATAAATGTGGTGAAAAGTTATAGATGCAAGATTATATAAGAGTTTTATAAAAACAAAGGCAGGTATATCCTGCCTTTTAATAAGCTAATTTAAATAACTATATATATATTAAAGTTAATATGTATAATTAACTGTTGGAATATCATCAGAGCTTTCAATATAAGTTTTCTCTAAGCAATTTCTTAAGTTATTATTTTTATTTATTTCATTTATAACCCAAGGATTTAGGATAAAAGAACATACTGGATTATTAATATCATCTGTCATTACTTGACTTGCAGCTTCTACAATCATAAGTTGATTTCTTAAATATTTTACATGATAGTTATATATAGGAAATTCTTCGTTGTGATTAATATCTTTGTATAAATGATAGATAATTATTTTTTGTGGATCTTCTAAAGTAAATAAAGATTTTTTTAATTTCATAAAGTTTAAACTTCTTCTACATTTATTATATATATACTTGCAAATATTCACAATTAAGAATGATAATGAAATTATAAATAATAATCCTATGAAAAAGCCATATTTATTTCTAAAGTTTTGCATATAAACTTTTTCAGCAAATTTATTAGGGATAAATAATATTAGTCCAGAACCAATAAAAATAGAAGCAAAAGAATTTATTGGCAACTTTAAAAAGTCAATAATATTAAAATTCAA